TCTCAGGGACTCACGGTAACGGACAAGCGCGGCGTGCAAATAATCGTTGACCGCTCCTCAAAGTTCTCCGATGACAGGATGTGGTTCACAGCGCTCACGCGTGCAACCCACTCTGTCAAGATAGTTCGCCTTGACGAGGATATCTCCCAGATGACATCGGCCATAGGACGAGCCATCATGATGAAGAACATCCCAGCCCTCCAACGAGCCATTGCCGGTCACATCCGATCGTACACACCAAACTCGCTACTATCCCCTCTTCTGGCTGGTGGCCTGGACACAACCGACCCTGCAAGTGTGGAAGACTTCACGGATAGACATCACCACCTCTCCGGCATAGTCCCGAACTACTGCTACCCCTCATTCGACTCCCCCACAGAAGTCGCCACAGAGGCTGAGAGGCTAGATCCGGACATAAAGAACTTCAACATCCCCAGTATGGTGGAAGAACATGTTCGACAGAAAGGTACAGCCCGCAGCATACTAAAGGATGTACTCCTCGGCCTAGTAGGAACACTAATAATGCTCGTTCCCCTAGCCGCCGCACGCCAAACTTTTTTCAAGGGGATACAGACCACTCAAGTAAACGACGCAGATGACCTCTCCCGCCTCTTCCTGCACCACCGCCGTGGAGACCGTGCCACTGAAGCCTGGACTGCAAAGGAGCGTTTTGTTCACCACATACCCAACGAGGACTTGCGCGCGGACACAGCCGTTGGCATCCATCTCCATCTCCGCTACAAAGAGGCGTTCCGTTCTACCCAAACAGACTTTGACGAAGCACTCTGGGAGAGGTGTGTCATGGTAGACTTCGAGCGTTTTGCCGCCAAGGGGGACAAAGCGATCTCAGCAATCAAGGACAGGGCTGACGCACACTGGGCTCCAAATTGGGCAGAACGCTTCCTCAAGGCTCAGAAGATCAGGAAGCCACGGAAGATCGGTGCAAATGCCAAGAAAGGAGCTGAGATATACTCCTTCGCAACTGTCACAAACTTCGAGTTCGGGCCCCTTGCACAATACATGGACGCGCAGACCAACGCAGACAGACCACCGCACGTGTTCACGATGGCCCACCATACCGACGCCGACCTATCTCAATTCGTCAGGGAGCGCTGCGACTTCAAACAGAAAACCTTCCGCATGAGCGACTACGAGGGCTTCGATGCGGATCAGAACTATCCTTTCGCACTGCGTGACATCCTCCACATGCGGGACAAGAATATCCCCATCCACATACGGC